TAGGTTTGTTACGACAGGGTGCAGTATGGTGGTTCTTGGCAGTTGTGGCGAGTACAGGTGTAACGTGGTGGGGTCGGATTTGGTAAGGCAGGTTGGGTCCGGACTGGCATTGTTCGGTGCGTTATGGTTTGGCAAGGTACGTTTTGGTAGGGCAGTCAGGGTGGGGTGAAGATGGGTTCGGTTGAGCCGGGAATGGTTTGGTATGGCAGTTCTGGATAGGTGAGGATAGGTGAGTTCCGTAATTGTGAGGTCAGGTTAGTTGAGGCAGTCGCGGATAGGTCTTGCGAGTTTAGGAGCAGTCAGGTCAGTTGAGGTTTGGCAGGTTTGCTACGGCGGGGTTTGATAAGTTATAGAGGGGTCCGATAAGTTACGGCTACGCAGTCTAGGTGGTGCAGACAGCGGCGCGGTTGGGTTGGGATCTTAACGGTTTAATTGGCATGGTTTGGTACGTTATGGCAGGTTGGGAAAGGTGCGGACGGGATCGGAAAGATCGGGTACGTTATGGCAGTTAAGACACGGTGTGGACAGGTGGGGAAGTGAGAGATACGGTCGGGCGCGGAATGGTCGGGCAGTCAAGGTTAGGTGGTATTTGTTTCGGTGCGGAATGGTTCGATCTGGCAGTTAAGGAGAAACTTATGAAAGACTTGATTGACTTTAAAAAAATATGGACATGGTGCGTAGAACGATGGAAAACATCTTTTGGTTGTGTTGTGCTTATTCTTGTGGCTTTTGTGTTAGGGATGGCGGTAAAAGAAAAGATAATTACTGAGGACTGCCGATTCATGGGATCGTTCCGCGATGGAGCGCAGTCTTATAACTGTCAGCCGAGGGTGAGATGAAACTAATTATTATAGGCGCACTCATCGGTTTGGCTTACTTTCTTTTTGATAACGCCCTTGACCGACAGTATAACCGAGGCTTTGCAGAAGGCCGTGGCATGGCACTAAAGACAAATCCGCCAAGCGAAGAACTTGAAATTGCATGTGCAGGGCTGTGGATCGGTGAACAGAACAAGAAGTATTGGAAGAAAACAAATGCCAATTAAAATAGCGCCCGAATATGAAAAAATTTGGAATTACCTAGTAAAAAGAAAAACTCCAGTGACTATTAAACAAACGATAAAAGTTTTGCGGATAAGTGACACGCACGCAAAACGAGCCTTGGAACACTTTGTGTTCTGTAAAATTGCAGAGCGGCATGAAGTCGGTGGGGTAATGACTTATAAGGTGAAAGAATGAACACAGATCTTTTACAACGACTTGCTAATCCAGTCTACGATATTGAAGAAGCCCAAGAACTAATGCGGATAGCGGGTCTTGAAATTGTCCGACTCAGTGAGCGTATTGCGTATCTTAACGACTGTATCTATAAACTACGGGACGAGAACGACAGGTTGGCCCTTGACTTGGGTATCAGGGACAACCCACAATTAAGCAATCGACATTAGGAGGTAGCGATGCCTTACAAAGACAAGTCAGATCGCAACTACAAACAAGAGTACAAGAACTATGACGGGACCGAGGCAGTTAAGAAGAAACGGGCCGAGCGAAACCGCGCAAGACGGATGATGCTGGAGAAAGGGTTAGCCAAAAAAGGTGATGGTAAAGATGTACATCATAAAAAAGCTCTATCAAAAGGTGGATCTCATAAAGACGGTCTATCGATAGTATCTTCCAGTGCCAATCGTTCTTTTGATCGGGACTCTAAACAAAAGTTAATTTCGGAAACAAGTCCACGGGAAAGAAAACGTGCAAATAATAAATGATCAAATATTGTTGGTTAAGACTAAGTTTCCTAGTCGCATAACAGAAACAATTAAAAAAAGTAAGGTTGTACAGAAAGAAGGAGAAGTCAGTGAGGTAGCAGTAAACTGGGGTCTAGAAGAGGCGCAGATCCTACGCCGACTGCGCATCAAACGCGTACCTTCTCCAATTCAACGAGACTACGCTTGGCCTGGGTTGTATAAACCCATGGACCATCAGCGAGAAACATCATCTTTTTTGACGCTGCACCCACGAGCGTTTTGTTTCAATGAGCAGGGGACAGGCAAAACTGCTTCGGCAATATGGGCATCTGATTACCTATTAACGCAGGGCGTTATCAACCGCGTGCTAATTATCTGCCCCCTGTCCATCATGCAATCGGCATGGCAGGCAGACTTGTTTAAATTTGCCTTGCATCGACATGTGGCTGTAGCCTACGGCGATAAACGCAAGCGTGCTGAAATTATTAACAACGGCTCCGAATACGTCATCATTAACTATGATGGTGTAGAGATTGTAAAAGATGTTATAGCCGACGGTGGTTTTGACCTAATTATTATTGATGAGGCTAACGCATACAAAAGTTCCCGCACTCAGCGATTTAAAGTAATGAAAAATCTTATTCAGCCGACCACATGGCTATGGATGATGACGGGCACTCCGGCTTCACAGTCTCCGCTTGATGCTTATGGGTTGGCTAAATTGTGCTGTCCCGAGCGACTGCCCATGACATTCGGTGGGTTCAGAGACACGGTGATGTATCAGCTGACTAGGTTTAAGTGGGTTCCAAAGCCGAAAGCAGATGAAGTTGTTCATAACACGTTGCAGCCTGCTATCCGATTTACCAAGGAAGAATGCCTAGACCTACCAGACATGATGTATACGTCTCGGTACGTACCTATGACACTACAACAAGATAAGTACTACAAGCAGCTTAAGAAAGACATGCTTATAGCAGCCGCCGGTGAAGAAGTTTCTGCGGTAAACGCCGCCTCAAGCCTGACTAAATTACTACAGATTTCAGGCGGGGCAGTCTATACCGACAACGGCAATGTGATTGAGTTTGATGTCTCAAATCGTCTCAAGGTAATTGAAGAAGTTATTGAGGAGGCGTCGCACAAGGTTCTTATCTTCGTGCCTTTTACTCACACCATACATCTTTTAAAAGACTATTTGACAAAGCATGGAGTTGCATCGGAGATCATTAACGGTGATGTAAGTGTTAACAAACGTACGGACATCTTTAAACGCTTTCAGGAAAACCCTGAGCCGCGAGTCTTGCTTATCCAACCACAAGCTGCAGCGCACGGAGTAACATTAACGGCTGCAAATGTTGTTATCTGGTATGCCCCGGTAACATCCATTGAGACATACTTACAAGCAAATTCCCGTGTGCATCGGCAGGGACAGAAGAATCCTGTAACTGTGGTACACATTGAAGGTAGTCCTGTAGAAACAAAGTTATACAACATGTTGCAAAGCAAATTAGATTTCCACACAAAGATTATTGATTTGTACAAAAACGAAATGAACACTTGACACAGTACAGTTTTCATTTACAATAAGAAAAAACAAAACCAAGAGGAAACCATATGGATTCATCCATAGATAAAATCGTCGCCGTTTACATTAAGATTCGTAACGCGAAAGAAGAACTTACACGCGAGTACGATGATAAAATTGCCGACCTTGACGAACAGATGCGCACGCTAAAACAAAAACTTCTAGACATCAGCAAAGAGACTGGTGTTACAAGTTTTAAAACAGAAAACGGCACTGCCTACCGCACGATTAAAAATCGGTACTGGACTAACGACTGGGAAAGTTTCTACGGCTTCATGCGTGAACAAGGTGCTATGGAGTTGCTGGAAAAGCGCATACATCAGACTAACATGCGCGAGTTTTTAGAGGATCACCCCGAAGTGCATCCACCGGGGTTGAATGTGGATCAAGAGTACGAAATCACCATTAGGAGAAAGTAATGAGCAATGTTGCTTTGTTTAACCAAGACTTACCCGACTATCTTAAAGAAGTCGAACTCGACGACCTGACCAAATCACTGGCAGGTAACACTTCACTAAAACGTATCTCGGTGCGTGGCGGTGTATTCCGCATGATGGTCAATGGCGAAGAGATTGCCAAGAACGAAAATCGTTCGATGAACGTGATCATTGTTAACGGCAATCCAAATGTATCCCGTCAGTTTTACGCTAGTGCCTATGTTGCTGGTGAGACTTCTGCACCTGACTGCTGGTCTAACGATGGCATTACACCTGACGCCAGCCTTGAGTCTCCGCAAAACTCTACCTGTGACGGTTGCTCACAGAACATCAAGGGTTCCGGTCAAGGTGAGTCTAAGGCTTGCCGGTATCAGCAGCGTCTCGCGGTAGTTTTAGAAACCGATATTGGCGGTGATGTGTTCCAATTGTCTCTTGCGCCGACTTCAGTCTTTGGCCGTGGCGATTTAGACAAGATGCCGTTCCAGCAGTATGCCAAGTATGTAGGTTCGCAGGGTAAAAACATCAACACACTGGTTACCGAAATGCGGTTTGACTCCGACAGTGCTACGCCCAAACTGGTCTTTAAGCCTGTTCGGTTCCTCCATCGTGAGGAGTGGGAAGTTGCTAAAGAGAAAGGCAATACCCCCGCTGCTAAATCTGCAGTTATCCAAACCCCCGCACAAACTGACGGCGCTAAGCCTAAAGCTATTGCTGCCCCCGCAGCCAAGGCCGAAATCGCCGAACCGGTCAAAAAAACTGCGAAGAAAAATGTTGAACCAGCAGCTAAGAAAGAGTTTGCTGACGTACTTAACCAGTGGTCTACCGATGATGAGTAATCATGTCGGAGACTCGCGGTTATTCGTTCAAGCTGGTTGAAGTAAATAAGCACGCTCCCACAACCCACCCCGGCGTTTTGCTGGGGAGGTTGTGTATTGCTCAAGATATTCCCGTTGCTGACGTAGCGCAGTTTTTTGACGTAAGCCGTATGACCATATACAAATGGTTTAAGGGTCAAGAAATGCCGCGCAAGAGGCACACAGAAAAGATTGAGGAAGTGGTTGCGACACTCAAAAACAAAGTCCACTTGGATTAAGCATGGCAACAACAGATCTGCTATCAGCGGTGCTATCCACCGAGGGGTGGTATTGCGTCGTAGGGCTAAAGAAAAAGGGACTGCCAAAGCAAATCTTTGTGCAGACGCTGGTAGAAGCAGAAAAGGAGATACAGAATTTATTAGACAAGCAGTATGACGTTTACTTTGCTTGCTCCAAATATGAGGGGCACTCGACTCG